CGTATTTATCGAAAGCTCCTAGACCACCAGAAGTAAAAGCGTCTATTCCTGCTTTATTTCCTGATGTAATAGCTTTACTCAACACACCTTTATCTAAATTAGTTAGTTTCGATAAGTGATCTATATTCCCCTGTAACCCACCTAGAGTTTCCGAACCAGCGATTATATTGTGCACACCTTGTGAAAGTTCATTCCCTGCTGCCGTAAAACTTCCTGTCCCTACAGGACCTTGTGTTAAATCTACACCTGCCCCTTGAATAGTATCTACTAAGTTTTGTGAAGCTCCTTCTAATCCTGCTGCCTCAGTAGCAACTTCGGAACCACCACCTAAAGCTCCGCCTAATTTACCCATAGCAAAACTGCCTAAGCCTGTTAAAGCCGCTTCTTTTAAGCTATCTCCCTGTAACAGAGAACCAGCTCCTGAAAGGATTCCTGAGCCTAACGCTCCCGTTAGCCAAGGGGCAACACCCCCAAATACTCCCATACTGCCCAGAAGTGCTCCTATGAGGGGGAGGAACGCTTCTGGTTGTCCTGTTTGTGGGTTGGTTGTAATAGGCATTCCTAATGACTTTAATCCCTGCACTTCCGCAGGGTTGACGTGCATCAGCATGGTATCGCCATAGCGACCTGCATTAGCTACATCTTGGGCTTGTCCTGATAATCCGCCTCTATTCATAGTATTTCTCCCTGATAAATAACCAAGTGTTCTTTTTGCCTGCTCCTCTTTCTTTTTTTTCTTTCTTTCTGCTATTTCCCTTTCTATCTCTTCAGCCTGCTTCGCCCATACGCCCAACGATTCAGAAGACTCCTTGCCAAACTCATGCAACGCTCTGATAGGCGTATTTTTTAATGGATCACCCTGAGTTTGAATATTTTGTAAAAAACCATGAGGTGTTACAACATGAGGATTCCACCAATCCACACCCTCTTGATAATCTTTAGGAAGAAGTGGATCAAATGTGGCTGCTATGTCGTACATCTTGTCCAAGAATATCTTTTCCCCAAATGTTTTCTTTCTTTCAGTATCGCCACCGAATTTCATAGGTTTCCTAAGTGTTTCAATATATTCTCTAATCTCTTTATCTTTCGCCCTATCCCTCTTAGTTTCCTCTGACTCCTCTACTTCAATTTTAGAATAATCCACCTCTTCTGGCATATTCTCAAAATGGCGTTTTATATCCCACCACCTACGCAATCTATCTAAGAGATTAAAGCTGTCAGAGTCTTCTTCTTTAACCTCAACCTTTTCTTCTATCTCAACTTCTCCCTTATTTTGATATGGACTTCTCTCTTCTACTACTCCTCCAATTTTCTTAAATTGTTCAGCGTATTCTGGACCCATAATTGAATTTAATAATTGTATAAATCTAGGATCGTATTTATATCTTGGTAACTCAAATGTAGGGTCGCCATATACGGGGTGCTCTCTATAATATTTGTCTTTTTCAGGATCATAAGTTGTTCCTTCTGGACCTCGATAACCTGTTAAAATATCATGCTCGATTCCATATTCAGATTTTCTAGTACCTCCCAACTCTCTTTTGCCTTTCAAAACCACATCATCATCCCAATAATTTTGAGCAATTAAATCACCTGCTAGAGCTTGTTGTATTTTTTCCTGAATATCTCCTGGTTCAGATGGAAATATAGTTTCATAGGTTGGACTTCTCTCAAAATATTCTCTGTCATATCCTGTTATCGGAGCACCAGCATCAGCAGGAGATAATTCAGGAGAGAATCCATATTGTGCTTGCAAACTTGCCAAGCCTTGTCGTCCCTCTGGTCCGCCATACAGCATATCACGATAATTTTCAGGTCTAGGCAACGCACCTTGATTGAGTAAATCTATTACAGGTCCAGCAAAAGGACCATAACTAGCCCCAAAGGCAGCCTTTTGGCTTTCTTCTCTACGGCTATAAGGATTAAACATTGGATGAGAGAATTTATGAGGATCAGTGAATAAAGCTCTTGATCTGGATTTAAGGTTTTCTTCTTGCAAGTTTCTTATAGAAGTACCTCGAATAGAATCTAACTCACTTTTTTCTATATCTCCAGCTTCAAACTTTATCCGTGCATCTTTTAATTTTTTTATATTTTTCTTTGTTTCATCAGAGTAATCTGATTCTTTTTTGCCTGCTAATCCTGACCTATTCATAAGATTTACATAGGCTTCTGATATTAATTTTCTGTCATCAAGCCCAAGACCATAAAAATTATTCCGTATGATTCTGTTATTAACCATCTCCTGACCGAACATTATGGCTTCTTTAATAAGAGGGTTATCTTCATTCTGATAGGTTTTAGCCTTATCTTTTTTACTCTTCTTTATCCACTGAAAATTTCCGCCTTTCAAGATATAGTCTGCAAACTCTTCTATATGCCCAGGTTTTAATTCTTCTCTAATTCTTTTGTCTTTTATATCAGGATCACGCCAAGGGCTTGACTCACTGAATGGGTTGAGCACAGAACTTATCGCATCAGTATACATTTGTGGATTGATGTCCCAAAACCCTGTACTCTCTAAGGGAGTAAATCTTGATATTTCTCTTTTTTCTTTAGCCATTTATACTTCCTTTTGTTTCTACTCCAAATAAATTAAAACTCATATTCACCGCACTTGCATAAACTTTCAACACATCTGTCTGGTTTAAAGTCATGCCAATCACCGCAATCAATACATCCGTAGCCGCTACCGACTTATCGTAATAGATATATTGTTTATCGTCTGCACCTGCACCAGCTACATGAACGCTTAGTCTAAACGTAATAGCTGAACCCGACCTGTTGCAAGCCACAAAGGAGCTGACCGTAGTCATTACCTCAGATGGAACCGTGTATAAGGTCGTGGTTGTAGTTGCAGAAGGGTCTAACTGACCCAAAACTTTAATAACATCAGACACTACTGGCTCCCATGAGCAAGAACTGGTGTCGTCTAAGAGCCAATGTCGATGTTTTTGTTCTTAAATTCTCTACCTCATCGGCATCCACATCTATCGCTACCATCACAGTTTCTACTTGCGACCTGAATAAAGTCTCCTGCTGAGAATCATATTCTAAAGAAGGAACCATTAAAGGTCTGCTGTTTCTTCCCATTATCTCCTCCCGTCTGATCTAAGTTCCAAGCGTAAATCTCCCAATCTCCATGTCATGCCTACATTGGAACTTTCTATGCGTATCGCCGCTTGTCTGGCTCGTCCCCTTATTTCCGATTGCGTAGTCGTAGTGTCCACCGTTGAAATAGATAAGTCGGACAATGACTCGGAAGGGTAATTTTTGCCTTTCATGGTTATGGTAATTTCCGTATTTGAAATGGGATAGCCTGATTGCGTAGTAAATTTAACATCGGGTATGATCCGTGAAAGCAACACAAAATGCTCGCCGTCCTGTAAATCAAAATCTCCTGACTCTATGTATGCCGTCATCGCCGAACCGTCATCGTTATAACCCGTATCATGTTGGTAAATATAATTGGAACTATTAGCGGTGCCTGCTGCCAGAGGTTTTTTTCTAGTTGGTGCGGGTGTCCAAGAAGTTCTTGCCAATGTACCTATCGACCACAAATTCTCCTTGTAGTTATACATGACATAACTATTTATTTCAGTAGCTGTACCAGAAGGATAAAACCACATAATTTCCGAAAAATCTGTATTAACCGCCGCAAATATCTTAAAAGACTGGTCTAAATTAAGATCACTAGTAACGTAATCCAAAACAGAACAGGGCAAAACCCTAACGGCACCATCGTAAATATAAAAGTTCCCTCTATCCATCCAGAAAACCGTGCTCTGTGCAATCGCAGCCGCTTTCGGACTGATTAAGGAAGGTCCTTCCATCAGTTGTCTAAATTGGAAGGTAAAAGGACCGCCAATAAACCGCATGGAATGAATAGCCGCATCAGTCCAAATCAATATCTCGTCCCGTGTTTTCAAGGCTCCTAAAATATACGAACCTGAGCTAACCCTTTGTCCGCCTGCACTATTAGTAGAACTCGGAGTCCAGTTTCCTGCGTCTTCTGTATCAGACCATCTAACCAGTAGCTCATCCAAAACGGTAGTAGCACTCACTGAGTTACATCCAAAAGCAATAACGTGCCGATCCACTTCAGATACCATAATCTGATTTACCAGTAAGGGAACGTCTGAAGCGGTACTAAGGGCGGTAAAATTAATAGCTGCTGTGGTCACGCCGCTAGAAGCGTCCCAATAGTAAAGTCCTCCACCTCTGGGATTGCCGATTAAATCTTCTCCGAAATTATCTTGAGACCAAAGTCTTAAATTATCAGGATTCGGGTCTGCACTTCCCCATGTGCCACGACTATAAGTTCCACTTCCAAATCCTGTTCCTGATACATATTCATCCAAACCTGTGTTAATTTGGTAAGCTCCTACAACACTAGACCCGCCATTACCAGAATCACTTGAATCGGCTGTAACGGTATCTCCCGATGTATCTTTAGCAGTCATGGTGTAAGCATTTGTACTGGTCACTAAAAGTATTTGATATTCTTGGTTAAGTACGGCTGCCGTAACATTTCCACCCAAACTAGCTGCTCCGCTAAAAGTAACAAAATCTCCTGTTAAAGCTCCGTGTGAGCTATCAGTAACTGTTATAGTAGAGGAACCATCGGTAGCAGAAAAGGTAACATCCCCTGCGGATGTGGTTACTCTCAGTGGTGTAACATCATTATAGGAACCGCCAAGTTCCACATACCATTTTAAATTTGTTCCAATTCCTAAATAATTATTTAATTCTA